CGGCAGTGAGGGGAGCGCGAAGGTATTCTCCTCCCAGGCGGCCAGCGGGGCGCTGGACCTCCAGGCTCTGCCCGGCCGGAGCAACCCCACCGCAGTGGTGGAGTCGGTGGACCCCATCATTCTGAGTATGAAGCTGGTGGATGTGTGCGAGTGCCGCCCGGGAGACTGCTGCTGTGAGATCCCCCCCGCCATCTGCGCCTGCTTCCCTGAGGAGCTGGTGCTGGGGGGCGACGTCCACCGCCTGTACGTCACCCTGGGACAGTTCTCCATCATCCGCATGGAGCGGGATACCCAGCTGCTCATCCCCGCCTATGATTA